TCGCCTGAAAGAGATCGAAGAGCTACGCATTACAGCTAAGCGTGAGAAAGCTGAAGCTGAACTAGCTGCACTACACCCTGACTTTGGTGAGATTCGCTCAGATGATGTATTCCATGAATGGGCTAAAGATCAGCCTAAGTGGGTACAAGATGCTCTATACGAGAATGTAGATGATGCTAAGTCTGTAGCTCGTGTGATTGACTTGTATAAAGTTGACAAGGGTATCACTGGTAAGAAGACATCTAGCAATGACAAGGAAGCTGCATCCTCTGTACGTACAAAACGTAACACTACACCAGAGCATGACGAAGCATCTAAGTATCTTAGTGAGTCACAGGTAGCTAAGATGTCTATGAAAGAATATGAAAAGCGCATGGAAGAAATATTTGAAGCCCAGCGCCAAGGAAAGTTTATTTATGATATGTCAAAGAAATAGCTTGACAAATAAAGATTCATAAGTAAAACTATGGTATATACACAAAATAAGTGTGTATGCTTTTACAAGCACTAGCCACAATAAGACTACCTCAACGTATAGGCCCAGCGCAGACAGGGCGGCCACCCTCAATGCAATGCTGACTACCCTACTATGAAGAGCCTCTTTCAGTGAATATGTAGTGTCTAAACTCCACGCCATATCTATGAAAGGAAACTAACCTATGGCTATTACATCCGCATCGGGTGGATTTAACGGGAACTTTTCCCCAATCATCTACTCCAAACAGGCACAGATTGCTCTACGCAAAACTGCTGTCGTAAATGCGATCACAAACAACTCCTACTTCGGAGAGATCGCAAACCAAGGCGATACAGTTCGTATCCAAAAAGAGCCAGACGTAACAGTCAACTCTTTACAACGTCACACACCTATCTCTGTTGAGAAGCTAGATGACCAAGACTTCTCTTTGACCATTGACAAAGCTAACTACTTTGCTTTCAAAATGGATGACATCGAAGAGCAGTTCTCGCACGTTGACTTCACATCTTTGGCTGCTGATCGTGCAGCGTATAAGATGGCTGATGCAATGGACGAAGAAGTTCTTGGTTACCTATCTGGTTACACAGGTGGTGCAGGTTCATGGGCAGTAAACACAACTGCTTCAGGTGACCTAGCAAACTCAGGTGCTTCTGCAGGTTCTGCAGCAGATAAAGTCGGTGCTGAACTTTTGGCAGCTAACCGTCTAGATGCTACAGACTTCGGAAACTTGACAATCTCTGCTACTGCAGATGCAGGTTCGTCTATTCCTCTAGCACCACGTCTTCCAGGCGCAACAGCATTGTCAGCAACTACAGTGTCACCACTAACAGTTATTGCACGTATGGCACGTATCATGGATACAGCTAACGTAGACTCACGTGGACGTTGGATCGTTCTTGACCCAGTATTTGTAGAAATGCTAAAAGACGAAGACGCACGTGTACTTAACGCTGATTTCGGCGGCACTGGCCTAATGAATGGCTTGGTATTGAACAACCTACACGGCTTCCGTGTTTATGTTTCAAATAACCTTCCATACTTGGGAACAGGTGCAGGGACAACAGGCACGACTGCACAGGAAACTAACTTCGGTGTTATCGTTGCTGGTCAAGACGAAGCAGTAGCTTCAGCGGAGCAAATCAACAAAGTTGAGAACTACCGTGACCCAGACAGCTTTGCAGACATCGTTCGTGGTATGCACCTATACGGTCGCAAAATCTTGCGTCCAGAGGCAATTGTCACAGCGAACTACAACGCTGCTTAATCTTAGATAAACTATTGGGCTGGTCTTGTCAAGAGGCTGGCCCTTTAGTACATCTACTTTCTCTTAAAAAGGACTCCAAACAATGGCTATCACAACAGCAATGTGTACAAGCTTTAAGTCGGAACTATTGGGTGGTACTCATGATTTGGATACCCACAATATCTATCTTGCACTAATTAAAGCTACACCTACAGGCACATATGGTGCTGCAACTACTAACTACTCTGATGTAACAGGTAACTCTGATGAAGCTACAGGTACAGGTTACACAGCAGGTGGACAACTATTAGATAACGTTACAATCTCTGTAGACGGTACAACAGCTATCGTAGATATTGATGACGAAGTATTCACATCCTCTACTATTTCAGCAGACGGTTGTATTATCTACAATGCTTCTGCTTCTAATGCTGCTATTGCAGTAATTGACTTTGGTGGTACACAGACATCAACAAATGGTGACTATACTATCCAGTTCCCAACTGCAGACGCATCTAACGCAATTATCCGCATCGCATAATAGGAGCATAGACTATGGCTCTCGTAATTAAAGACAGAGTAAAACAAACTACTACCACTACAGGTACGGGTACTCTTACCCTGAATGGTACAGTAGATGGCTTCCAGACTTTTGCTGCTGCTTTGTCTGACGGTGATACTACTTACTATAGTATCTTTGAGCCTAGCACTAATAACTGGGAAGTCGGGCTAGGCACGTGGACAGAAGGTTCATCTCTCCTAGCTCGTACTACCGTATTAGCAAGTTCTAACTCAGGAAGTGCCGTTAACCTTACTGCACAAGCTGAAGTATTTATTTCACAACCTGCAGGTAAAGCTGCATTCTTTAATGCTGATGGTGATCTTGAGCTTAATCGTGATCCACAGACTGCATTACAAGCTGCGACAAAAGAGTACGTAGACACGATTGCTGCTGCAGGTTTGCACTATCATGATCCTGTACGTGTTGAGCGTGAAGGTAACCTAAGTGCTGATTATGACAATGGTACTGCAGGTGTAGGTGCTACACTTACTAACAATAGCACACAAGCTGCACTAGTCATTGATGGTGTTACACTAAGCACAAATGACCGTGTACTTATTTATGAACAAACAGATGCTACACAGAACGGTGTATACACTGTAACTAACACAGGTTCTGCAAGCACTAACTGGGTACTAACCCGATCAACAGACACAGATAGCTATGCCCCATCTGACCCTAACTCGTTTGGTAAAGGTGACGCATTTTTTGTACTAGAAGGTGCGGCAGGTGCAGGTGAACTATATGTGATGAACACTGAAGGTACTATTACCTTTGGTACAACTAATATTACATTTACACAGGTAGCCTCTACTGCTGTATACAGTGCAGGTAACGGTATTACACTAACAGGTACTGTCTTTTCTGCTGATGCAGGTACAGGTGTTACTGTAGATGGCTCTGGTATTAATATTGGTCAGGCTGTAGAAACAAACTCTGATGTGACATTTAACAGTGTAACAGCAAGTCTAACGGGTAACGTGACAGGTAACGTCACTGGTGATGTAACAGGTAATGCTGATACAGCTACAGCCCTACAGACTGCTCGTAACATTGGTGGTGTATCATTTGATGGTACAGCAAGTATTAACTTACCAGGTGTTAACACTACAGGTAACCAAGACACAACAGGCAATGCAGCTACTGCAACAGCTTGGGCAACAGGACGTACTATCAGCTTGACAGGTGATGTCACTGGTAGTGTTACAGGTGTAGACGGTACAGGTAACGCAACTATTGCAACTACTATTGCTGCTGATTCTGTAGCACTAGGTACTGACACTACAGGTAACTATGTAACGTCTGTAGCTTCAGGCAACTACATTACAGGTGGAGCTGCAGGTTCCGAAGGTGCTGCTCTTACAATTGGAGTAGATGCTACACCAAACAATACAGCATCTAAAGTTGTAGCACGTGATGCATCAGGTAACTTTAGTGCAGGTACTATTACTGCTGATCTTAGCGGTAACGCAAGTACAGCTACTGCATTAGCAACTTCACGTACAATTAGTCTTACTGGAGATGTTACAGGTTCTGCTTCTTTTAATGGCACAGCTAATGCGTCTATTACAGCAACGGTTGCAGACGATAGCCACAACCACGTTATCTCAAACGTAGATGGGTTGCAGACTGCGTTGGATGGTAAGTTAAGCACAACAGGTACAGCAGCAAACTCACAACTTCTTGATAGCTTAGACAGTTCGCAGTTTTTACGTAGTGATGCAGCGGATAGCACCTCAAGCACTATCTCTTTTACTAATGATATTGAGGTTGGAGATCAAATTATCCACCACGGCGACACCGACACCTACATGCAGTTCCATGCAGCTAACCAGTGGCGTGTTGTTACTGGCGGCACAGAGATGCTTGAGGTAAATGATATTAACGTTATTGTACAATCTGGACTTACGGTTAATGGAACACTTACACTAGGAGCAAACGTAATCAACGATGTTGAAGACATCTACCTACGTGATAAGCTGTTCCATGATGGTGATACAGATACTTATCTTGGGTTTGGCACAAATACTATTAACTTAGTTACAGGCAATAGCACCTCTGCAACGTTTAACAGTTCTGGTATCTTTGTAACAGATGGGTCAGTAGCAGAAGATTACGATGCATTGTCAGGTACAACGCCAACATGTAACGTAGATAATGGTGGTATGTTTAGCCTTACAATGACGGGCAACACCACCTTTACATTTAGTGGGGCATCTAGTGGTTACGTTCAAGGTTTTATCCTACAACTTGTAGGAAACGGCTCAACAGTCACATGGCCTACCTCAGTAGATTGGGCGGGTGGCACAGCCCCCGATGCTCCCGCTTCAGGTGAAACTGATATTTATGTGTTTATCACAAGAGATGGCGGCACAACATGGTACGGCGTTCAGTCTATTGACGCTGCTGCATAAGGAGTAAAGCATGGCCTACTCAACTAATCCTTTCTCCGTAGCTACCTTTGGTGAAAGCTATGAACAGGCCGATGCTTCCTTTACCCTTACAGGTATAGCAGGTACAGGTGCTATAGGCACACCAGACATTAGCTCTCGTACTAATGTTGATCTTACAGGTGTACAAGCTAATGGTGCAGCAGGTAGTGCAACAGCAGCAGCAGAGGCAGTAGTTGTACCATCAGCAGTAACAGCTACAGGTGCAGCAGGTGCTATCACAGTAGACGGTGGTGTGGGTACTACACCTACTATCACAATGACTACAGCATTTACTGCAAGTCTTGGTAGTATCACTGTAAGCGCTGGGTTTGGTCCTACTATCCAACCTGTAGGGTTTGGCTTAGAGATTATCACTGACTCACTTCTAGTAGATGGTGACGAAGTTGTAGTTGAGTCAGATGCTAACATCAGTCTAGCAGGTAAAGGTGTAGCAGGTACAGTATCAGGCAACACTGTCACACTAGACTGTAAAGCTGTAGTATTACCAGTAGGTGTACAGGGTACGTTTACTGTAGGTGATGAAACAATTAACACAGTACAGTTTGACTACGAGTCAATTAAACAAAACTATAGCAGAGATCGTACTGCTTACATAGGCGAGTATAGCACACTAGGTAACACAGTGTATGTACGTGCAGCATAGGAATAATAATAATGTCTCTTAAATGGCCTAACAAAGACCCTGATGAAATACTAGACTACAGCATTGATTGGTCACGCTTTCTTAGTGGTGCAACTATCAGCAGTGTTACTTGGTATGTTGATGACGCTGATGGTGTAAAGACACAGCTAATCCCTAGTGGTCAACTTGTTAATGGTATTCAGTTAGTGTCTGCTACTAACACTGATACAGTTACTACAGCACGTTTAGGTTCAGGCTCTAACAACATACTATATCAGTTCTATTGTCGTATAGCTGACTCGAATGGCTTGGTAGTGGAGCGCAAGGTTCGTTTACGTGTAAGGAATAAATAATGGCTTATAACTATCTAGGACTAGTAAACGAGGTTAACCGTAGGCTGAACGAAGTAGAGCTAACAAGTTCTAACTTTGCTACAGCTTCAGGTTTCTACAATACAGCTAAGGATGCTGTAAATGCTTCACTACGACATATTAACCATGAAGAGTCTAACTGGCCTTGGAATCACATCTTAGAGGAAGAGACTCTTACAGCAGGTGTAACACGTTACGATTATCCTACAGATGCTAAGCTAATTGACATGAACAGTTTCCGCATCAAGAAAGATACTACATTAAATGTAAGTACTACTAAACTAAAATCTATGGATTATCAGGAATACCTTGACAATTACGTTGATTACGAGTATAACTCAGGTAGTGATATGCAGACTCTGCCACGTCATGTTGTACGTGCACCAAGTCAAGAGTTTATTATTCTTCCTACCCCAGACAAGGCTTATGAGCTAGTCTACGAATATTATCGCAACCCTGTGTCGCTTGAGTTATACGATGACGTACCAAGTGTACCTTTAGAGTTTAAACATATTATTGTAGATGGTGCTATGTTCTACGCTTATCAGTTCCGTGCTGACACACAAGCATCACAGATTGCACAAGGTAAGTTTGAACAAGGCATTAAATACATGCGTAGTCTTTACATTAACCGTTATGACTATGTACGCTCAACAGTTCTTACTCGTAGTTCCTCTAGTTTAAGAGTTTCATAATTATGGCTACACAGTGGCAAACATTCCCTGTACCTTTTACTGGAGGGTTGATTACTAATATCAGTCCACTACAACAAGGTATCAACAATGTAGGTTCAGCATACCAACTGCAGAACTTTGAGCCATCACTAGACGGTGGTTATCGTAAGGTAGCAGGGTATAATAAGTTTATTGATGCAGCTTTATCGGGCAGTGGTCCAGTACAAGCTTTAGCTATTGTACAAGAAGACACTAACGAAAAAGTAATTGCTGCACGTAGTGGTGTTTACTACATAGCTAATGCTACAGATGCTACACCTGCTTGGTCTTCACTAGCTACAGCACCTAATACAAGTTTTACTAAAGCTAGACAAGCTCGTTATAACTTTAACAACGCTTATCAGATTTGTTTTGTTGATGGTGTTAACTTCCCTGCTTACTATGATCGTACAGCAAACACACTAACTTACATGACAACATCAGCGACTAACGATGCTGTAGAAGGTGCAAGCCACGTATGTTTGTTTAAGAGTACTCTCTTCTTTGGTGTAGGCACAGAGCTAGTCTTTACAGCACCGTATAGTGCAGATGATCTAGACCCAGCTAATGGTGCAGGAAGTATCAGCATCGGATCAGAGATAACTGGTTTGATTGTATTTCGTGATCAGCTTATCGTGTTTGCTCTTGATAAGATTATGCGTATCACAGGTTCTAGTGCAGCAGACTTTGTAATGAACGCTGTGACTGAAGACTTAGGATGCTTAAGTGCTGATACTATCCAAGAGGTCGGCGCTGATGTTATGTTCCTTGGTCCTGATGGGTTACGCACACTAAGCTCAACAGATCGCATTGGTGACTTCGGTATTGATGTTGCATCTAAGAACATTAGACCTACTGTAACTAAACTACAGGACTACGCAGCAAGTTTTGCTAGCACAGTTATTCGTGGTAAAGCACAGTATCGCTTATTCGCTTACGTAGCAGGTGAACAATCTAAGATCGCTAAGGGTGTGTTAGGCACTAAGTTTGTTGACCAGGGTGGGCAAGGCTTTCAGTGGGCAGAGATAAAAGGGTTTAAGGTATACATAGCTGACTCTCAGTTTATTGGTGAAGATGAGTATCGTGTATTTGCTAACAATGATGGCTATGTGTATAACATGGATACAGGCACTAGCTTAGACGGTGAGAACATTGATGCTATCTATGAATCACCTTTTATGCCTATCAATGATCCACAAGTACGTAAGACATTCTACAAGTTAGACTTCTATATTAAACCTTTTGGTGCTATTAACATTAATGCAGGTCTTAGGTTTAACCAAAATAAAACAGGTTACATACAACCACCAACATTTACTATAACACAAGCAGGTGGTGCAGTAGGTATTTACAGTGACAACACATCTAAGTATGGCAGTGCTGTATTTGGTGCGCCACGCACACAAAGCTACATCAATCAAGTAGTAGGATCAGGTGAGACTGTAGCAATCCGCATCGAAGATAAAAGTTCTGATGCTTCATTTTTATTAGACACAGCAATCTTCGAGTTTGCTACAGATGACAGACAGTAAGGAAATCTTATGGGTACAGGTTACGTAAGAGCAGATACAGCTAACAACATTGCTAACGGTAATGTTATTGATGCTGATGATCTAGACAACGAGTTTAACGCTGTAGAAGCAGCCTTTAACGCTAGCACAGGCCACACACACGATGGTACTACTAGTGAAGGTGCACCTATCGAAGTTATCGGCCCAGCGCAAGACATTGTAGCTACAACTACTGTACTACGCCCTAAGACAACTAATACGGTAGACTTGGGTACATCTAGCCTGAAATACAAAGATGCTTATCTAGCAGGTGATCTTAGCTTAGATGGTTCTATTACATCTACAGGTGCAGTTAGTTTAGGCTCAACTGCTATTACAGGTACATTATCTGTATCAACAGATACAACACTTACAGGTAACCTTACTGCTAACGGTAATACTACACTAGGTAATGCAGCTACAGACACGGTGACAGTAAATGCAGACGTTGCATCAAGCCTTATTCCTTCTGTTGATGATTCTTACGATCTTGGTGCTGTTGGAAGCGAATGGCGTGATGCATATATTGATGGCACTGCTTATATTGATACAGGCTCTATTGATACTGCTAATGTGGCGACTTTAAATGTCACAGGTAATGCAGACGTAGATGGTGACCTTACTGTTACAGGTAATATTAATGCTTCTATCACAGGCACAGCCACACAAGCAGACACACTTACAACAGCACGTACTATTAGTTTAGCAGGTGACATAGCAGGTGCGGCTAACTTTGATGGTTCAGCTAATATTACTATCACTACAGTTATTGCTGATGATAGCCACAACCACACTATCGCTAACGTAGACGGATTACAGGCTGCACTAGATGCTAAACAAGCAACGATTACAGGTGCAGCTACTACTATTGATGATGCTGATCTTACAATAGATAAAGCTCTTATATCGGATGCATCAGGTAAAGTTGCAGTATCCTCTGTTTCATCTACAGAGTTAGGTTATGTAAGTGGTGTAACGTCAAACATTCAGACACAACTTGATGGTAAGCTTACTGACTTCTCACTAGAAAGTTACACAGGTGATGTTGACATTGATGGCGAACTTGTGGTAACATCATACAATGAAACATTTGCTGCTGTAACATCATCAAGTAATGCAACTACAATTAACTGTGAAGCAGGTAACGTATTCAGCCATACACTAACTGAGAACACTACATTTACATTTAGCAATCCACCTGCAAGCGGT